CACCTGCGATAGAATCTGACTTTGTATTTTTCGGAAAAGAGAAAAACAACTTGACATTTGCTAAGGTAGACGAAGAAAAACGTATGCTAGTTAGTCCTGCTTTAATACCTAACAAGCAGATATTTAGATATGATCCTAACACCGATTCAGATTACTATGTTTACTTTAGTCCTGACACAGTAAGAAAAGCTAGTGAATTATATTTAAAACATAACAATCACCATAAGGCTACTCACGAACACAACGAAAGAGTATCAGGAGTTTTAACAGTTGAGAGCTGGATAAAAGAAGGAGATAGCGACAAGTCAAAATTATACGGATTTGATTTGCCTAATGGAACTTGGTTTGTTAAAATGAAAATAACAAATGATGATTTATGGCAAAAGATAAAAGCAGGAGAATTAAAAGGACTTTCAATAGAAGGATATTTCACTAATAAATTTGAGCAAATGCAAAAGAAAGAATTTACAACAGAAGAAGTAAGAACTGCACTAAAAGAATTATTAAGTGTTCAAAAAGTGGAGTTAGGAATGGTAGATGATTTAGTTAAAGACGCTAAAACTTTAAATTCTAAATTTGAAAAAGCAGTAAAAAATAATATGGCTATTGCAAAGCTAGTTAATGAGAATTTCAAAGAAATGGGTAGTGTTGTAAAAGCAGCTAAAAAGGGATATGGGCTTGTTACTACTATTGATAAGCAATTTAAAGAGTTAGGGGTAAAGCCAACAAAAGAATATAAAAAAGCAAGTCAAGAAATTTATGATATAGCTGAAGGTAGTGGAGAGCAAATGTTTAAAGACTTAGCGAAATTTAAAGGATTACTATAAAATTATAATATGAAACCAACACCAGAACAAATACTAAGTGCTTTAAATGAAATGATAAGAGAAAGCAAAACTGAACTAAAAGCTGAAAAGGTTGAGTTGGGAATAATAGATGATGCTAACAATGCTTGGAAAAGAGGTAATGCTAAAAATAGTGAAGCAGGTAAAATAGCAGGTAAATTAACAAAGATATATGCAGAAGCAGAAAAAGAATTTGAAGAATCTGTTAAATTATACGAAAAATCATTAAAGGCAGCAAAAGAATTAGGAATAGAAACGAAAGATATTTCAAAGAAGCTGCAAAGGTCAGAAGCATATAAAAAACAAGCAAACAAAAATAAGAAAATAACTTCAATTCAATAAAAATCAAATAAATAAATAACTATTCTATTATATTAAAAAAGAACCTATGGACTTAAAAGAACAAATATTAGTAGCTCTTGGCTTAAATAAAGCTGAAGAAGAAATTAAATTAGAGTGGCAATCTAAAGGAGTAGATGGAACTATTTACGTTTCAACTGCTGAAGAATTAGAATCAGGTGTAGATGTTTCTGTATTAACAGAAGATGGCACTACAATACCTTTGCCTGTTGGGACTTACAAAACTGAAGATGGTGTGTCTTTTAGAGTTGAAGAAGAAGGAGTAGTTGGAGAAGTTATCGAAAGCGAAACTGAAGAAGAAGTAGAAGCAGAAGAAGAAAAAGAAGAAATGGCTAAAGAAGATGAAGATAACTACGAAGAAGAAAGCCCTGCTGAAAAAGCTGATTGGGCTAAGTCCTATGAAGAAATGAAAGATAGAGTAGATAACTTAGAAGATGCTATTGCTGATATAAAAGCAAGAATGGGGGATACAGATACTGAAGATGTTGAAATGACAGAAGAAGTAGTAGAGCCTAGCGATAAACCAAGAACAGTAACTACTAAGACAACTGAAGTAAAAGAATTTTCAGCAGAAGAAGAAATAAAAAAATTAAAAGCTGAAAACGAAAAACTTAAAACGGAATTAGCAGCAAGTCCTGCTGACACACCGATTAACACAAATAAATTTAGTTCAGAAAGTAAAAATTCTTTAACAAAAAAAGAAATATCTAAACTAACTAGTAGAGAAAAATATTTACACAATTTATATAATAATTAAAAACAATTTAAAAAATGGCTTTAAGTACAACTAGCAATTATGCGGGGAAATCAGCGGGAATTTATATATCTGCTGCCCTACGTCAAGCAAACTCAATGGAGTACTTGACAATGATAGAAAATATTAAATACAAGAGTAATATACAAAAAATGTCTGCGAGTGACATGATTTCAGATGCTACTTGCGACTTTACAGAAGGAGCAAGTTCATTAGCTATGACTGAAGCAGTATTAACTCCGAAGAATCTACAAATTAATACAGATTTATGTAAACAAGAACTTTTAGATTCTTGGGAAGCAGCACAAATGAGAGCGGGAGCAGGTGCACCACCACCAGCTTCTTTTGATGACTATGTAATTTCTTATCTAGGTGAGGTTATTGCAAATGGAACTGAAACATCTATCTGGACAGGTAGAGATACTCAGGCAGGTGAGTTTACAGGTTTTGTTCATGGAGGAGCGGGACACTTAGTAACAGACGCAACAGTAGTAGATGTTGCTAACGACGGTGGTGCAGGTAATGCTTATACTGCAGCTAATATACTTGATAACTTAAAAGCTTGTACAGCGGCTATACCGACAGCAGTTTACACTAAAGACGATTTACATATTTATATGTCGCCTAAATCTTATAGATTATACATACAAAAAGTTTCTTCAATGGGCTACTTAAACGCTTATTCAATGCAAGGTGATTATTTACCAATATTTGAAGGTATAAAATTAGCTGTTTGTAACGGAATGGCTGATGATGTGTTGGTAGCAGCAGAAAGGTCAAATCTTTTCTTCGGAACAGATTTATTAAGCGACCAAACTAGAATTACAATGCTTGATATGGCTGCTTTAGATGGCTCAGATAATATTAGAGTTGTAGCTAGATATTCTGGTGGAACACAAGTTGGTATTGGAGCTGACGTAGTATTAGTATCGTAATAAACTTAATTAATAGAAGCAAGGGCGTAAAAACCCTTGCTCCTTTAACCCTTAAAAAATAAAAAAATATGGCTTGCACAGCACTTACAAAAGGTAGAGGACTTACCTGCGATAGAATACAAGGGGGTATTAAGTATGTTTACTTTGGTGTTTATGATGATTTCAATGCTAACGCTTCAACAGGAGAGATTTACGGAACAGGTATCGTAGTATCTTCAGGAGAGGTTACAGATATTGAAATGGGAGTAGGAACAGGATTAAAAAGATATGCTACTCCAATTGGAACTTCATCACTTACAGAAACAATTACAGGAACTAGAGAAACAGGAACTATAATGTATGCTCCACAATTAACTTTAGTATTTAATCAATTAACTAAAGAGGATCAAGCAGAACTAGAAAAATTAGCTAAAACTAAAGTTGTAGTTTTTGCTCAATTATGGCAACAAGTTGGCGGTAAAGACCAAATAGTATGCTTAGGAGCTGCTAATGGTATGTATCTTAATAGTGGAACTGAAGTTAGCGGAACAGCTTGGGGAGATCAAAACGGTTACAGTCTTACCTTTGATGGAATGGAAACTAAACCTGCACCTATGGTTGCAGCATACACTTCAACACCATTTGACAATGGAGCTTTCACTAATGTATCAGTAGATATAGATTAATATTCTTAGTAGTTTTCATATATTCTTGATTAGAGTGGTTTTTACCACTCTTTTCTTTTATAAGTCAAATAAAAACGGCACTTTTCTATTATATTAATATATGATACAAGCAACAACAGAAACTAACTTTTCCGCATACGTTCAAACTAAGGACAGTAGAATACAAACATCTAGCAATTATACTCTTGCTCACTTGTTTAAATTTACTAATGATATGGATAGATCTGTTCAATATGCTTATCCTTCAACTGAAACTGTTTTTGATAGATATACAAAGGCAGATTTTTTGTATAATGCAGTTCCTAATGTTTTTGATGGTAAAGTAAACTTAGAAGCAGGTTTTTGGAAATATGAAGTTTATGAAGTTGCGTTTTTAAAAGGCGGCTCTATTAATTCTAATACAGCACCTGCAACAGAAACATTTGTTTTTAATCCTTTAGGGCAAAACGGTGCGGTTCAAGGAATAGTTACAAAGGGCAAAATGTATGTATCAGAAAAAGTAGGAACAGAAGAAGTAACTTATTCACAAAACGGAAGAAGTGTACAGACTATAACCATTGTAAACGGTGGTGCGGGATATACTTCAGCTCCTACTATTGAAATAACGGGTGGTGGCTTTATTGAACAAGCAACTGCTACTTGTGATATTTCAGGTGGTAAAGTGAATTTAGTAACAATAACAAATGCGGGTAATGGTTACACTTCAAGACCTACAATAGAATTAACGGGTGGCGGGTTTACAACACAAGCTCAATTATCAGCAAGTATTGAACAAACAAATTATATATATTCAGGATAAAAAATTAAAAAATTATGGCAATAGAAGATGTACAACAGCTCTTATCGGAGCAATTAGGAAAAAACTCAGGAACTGAAGTGTTTACGGGTGCAGTAACGGGTAAAGATTTTTACGCTGTTTACTTTCCTGTTGAAAGTGCAGTAAGTGCAATAACTGCATCAGGAGTAACAAATGCAACAGCACTTCAAACCACGCTACCTGCGGGAACAACGTTGCTGATGGGTATTCAGGCAATGACACTTACAAGTGGTATAGCAATAGGATATAAAGAGTAATGAAGGTATTAAAAATAGGTCAAAGTTTAGTATCAATGCCAAGAGGTGGCGGTTGGTCGCCTGATGATGAAACAAGTTTAGTAGCTTGGTATAAAAACGCAGCAGGAATTGTTTTAAATGGTTCTGATGTTTCTAGGTGGAATGATAGTTCTAGCAATAGTCACGATATGTTACAAGCAACTGCAAGTGAGCAACCTGCTTATTCTAATGGTGTTTTAACTTTTGATTCAAGCACTTCTGAAAACTTACAAACATCTAGTCAAATAACTTTAGATGGCAAATTTACAATCGGTTTTAGGGCAAATCCAACTGAAACTAATGTTGTTATTATTGGAGATAATACGACTTCCAATGAGTTTATTAAATACTCAACCACAACAAGAATAATCATTAAAATAGGTGGAACATCTAAAAATTTAAATTTAGGCGAAGGCAGCTTTGGTGATGACTATATTGTTATTAGTCGTGATGCTTCTAATGTTATAACTTTGTATCATAACGGAACAGCACAAGAAAGCCCACAAACTTTAGCAGGAGATTGTTTAATTGATGCAATAGGTGTTAGAGCTACTGATGTAAACCCTTATAATGGAACAGTAGAAGAAATACAAATTTTTAGTGATACTAATGCTACTTTAATTGCTAATGTAAATTCAAGATTGGCAGGAATATAAAATAAAAATTATGAAAGACAATATCATTTCAATTAACTTAGAAACTGCAACAGCACCAATAATACAAGAGGTGCGTGGTCGTGATTATATCGAATATGGAACAGAAGATTGGAGAAACTTATACCCTCAATTCTTAATTGATTTATACTATAATTCTTCTACACACGCTGCTATTATAAACGCAACTAGCGAAATGATTGCTGCTGAAGATTTAGTTGTTTCTGATGATGATACTAGCTTAGACGCTTATGTTAAGCTAAAGAAGTTTATGCGACACGCAAACAGCAAAGAAAGCTTACACCAAGTAATTAAAAAAGTAGCGTTTGATTTTAAGCTTCAAGGTGCTTACGCTTTGCACGTTGTATGGAATAGAGAAAGAACAGAAATCGCTGAAATATATCACGTTCCTGTTGAAAGGGTAAGAGCTGGGCGACCTAATGAAATGGGAAAAGTAGATACTTATTTTATAAGTGCAGATTGGAGTAATGTAAGAACGCATAAACCTTACCCTATTGCAGCTTTTAACGTAAATGATAGAACTTCAGGAAGTCAGTTGATCTATACAGGTAGATATAGTCCTAATATGGACATTTACCACGCTCCTGATTATAATTGTCAGAATTGGGCTTTAGTGGATCAAAGAGTAGCCGAGTTTCATCTTAACAATATAGAGAATGGATTTAGTGGTTCATATTTTATAAGTTTTGCTAACGGAATACCAACAGCAGAAGAACGTAGGCAAATAGAACAAAGTTTAGCAGATAAATTTACAGGTGCTAAAAATTCAGGAAAGTTTATATTAACCTTTTCAGATGATAAAACTAGAACGCCTGAAATTACACCTATAAGCGTTTCTGACGCAGATAAACAGTATTTAGCACTCCAAGAGCTATTGGTTCAAAATATCCTCACAGGACACCGTGTAACAAGTCCAATGCTTATGGGTATTAAAAACGACACAGGACTAGGGTCTAATGTAGATGAACTTAATGCCGCCTTCAATTTTTTCCTTAACACAGTAATTATTCCGTTTCAGCTTCATATTAAAAACACCTTACAAACTATATTTTCAGTTAATGATATGGATTTGCCTGTTGAGTTTGTGCAGTTAAAACCAATTACTTTAGACTTCACTTCTGAAGATTTAAAAGGTGTTATGACAGAAGATGAAATAAGAGAGGAATTAGGTTTAAAGCCTTTAGATGTTGAAGTAAGAGAGGATTTTAGTAAAGTTGGAATGATAGATGGACAGCCTGTATTTGACACAATAGAGGAAGCTGTTGCAGTTGCAGAAAAAAAAGGGTGCGAAGGCTACCACGAACACGAATTAGACGGTAAAACTGTTTATATGCCTTGCGAAGGACATTCAGCAGCAACAGAACTTTCTAAATTTATTGAAGAATTTGGAGAGGATATTCCTGAAGGTTACGAGCTAGTAGAAGAAGAAAAAGTAGAAGATGAGCATTTAGATTTTAATTTTGAAGAAGTTTTAAATGACGCTGCTAATGAAAGAATAGAGTTTGCTTCAACAGGAAGTCCGAAGCCAAGTAGAAAATCAGAACAAGATGGTATTTCAAAAAAAACTTATGACTATTTTAGAGTAAGATATGTTTATGCAGAAGATAATTTCTTAGTAAATAAAACAGGACAGAAAAGACGTTTTTGCAGACAGATGATGGGTGCAAACAAATTGTATAGAAAAGAAGATATACAAGCTATGAGTAATAAAGTTGTAAATGATTACTACTATTCTAAAAGACAAAAAAGAAACATAGGCTGGGGGCCTAATGGTGCTTTAAAATATGATATACTAAAATTTAAAGGAGGTGGTAATTGTCAGCATTTTTGGCTTAGACAAATCTTTAAAACTACAATAGGAGAATCAAGAACAACAAAAATAGAAGATGCTGATTTAATTGGATATACTAAGGCAAGATCAGAAGGGTTTACTGCTAAAAAAAATAGTCCTTTAGTAGCTAAACCACCAAAGAGAATGAAGAATAAAGGATTTTTAAAACCAAGATAATTATGTCATACGTATTATTTATATCAGAACAGAAATTAAAGGAATCTACTGCATTAAATTTGTCAGTTGATAGCAACCTCTTACTACCCTATATTTTGCAAAGCCAAAAGCTTTATATAGAAACTAAGTTAGGCACAAAATTAAACCAAAAACTTAAAGATTTAATAACAGCAGGAACAATAGGAAATGTTGCTAATGCAGCATATAAAACTTTGTTAGATGATTATATTTCTTTTGTTCTTGTGAACTATTCTCTTTATCACGCTATACCTTTTCTTAGATTTAAAGTAGAGAATGGTAATATTTACTCTAAAACATCTGAAACAGGAACACCATTAACAACTGAAGAAGCTCAACATTTAAGAGAAGAAATTTCTAATACTGCTCAATATTATTCGGAAAGAATGATTTCTTATATATGTAATAATACTTCTAGCTTTCCTGAATACTCGCAAAATTCTGGATCAGATGTTGATCCTGATAAAAACGCATACTACAACGGAATGAACCTTGAAAGACCAATGCGACAAGGAACTAAATTAACTTTAAGAGATTTCTTAGATTCTAGTATATAATGAAGAAACACTACAAACCAAAAAAAATTAACATAACTAAGCTAAAATCCTACTTGGAAAGTAAGCCTAAACATAACACAAATGAACGATCTAAAAGACACGCTTCAAGTAGGAATAGCTAATGGTTCAGCAATTGGTTTCAGTATAACTGATTGCAATGAAGTATTAACTCTAATTTCACTAATATTAGCAATTAGTTTCACTATTTATAAATTTGTAAAATTCAAAAAATGAGAAAATTTTTATGTAACTTAATCTACAAACTAACAGGACAAATATATTGTTTGGGCTGGTGTGATTGCAATACTAAATGTTGCAAATGAAAAAGCGTAAACTAAATAGCACAAATCCTAAGTTTAACAAAGACAAAGAAAAAGATGTTAAAATGCGTAAGGAGTTTGTTAAAGAGGTTAAAGGGTGTAAAATCTACAAAGCCTACTATCTCTAATCAAAGTCATATAAACCTCTTAATAATAAGAGAAATGTTTACAGAAGAAAGCATTATAGGAGA